CAGCAACTCGTGCAACTAATTTTAATGCACCGCCTAATAATTTAAATCGTCCTGGTAGTTTATCTGCAACTTTTGTAGCAGCTTGTAACATTTTTCCTGGTCCTCTTTGCCATAAGTTACCTGATCTAGCTGCACCAAATATTTTTTTTCTCATGGTTACATAAGGTGCAATAGATCCTGATAAGTCACCTGCAAGTTCTGCAGTTGGTCTACCTTTAAAAATAGAATCTTCTGCTTCTAATGCAGCAGCGATTGGATCTTTATAAAACTCTTCTCTTCTAGCTATTTCTTTTGAAGCTTTTGTTCTTTGTGCTCCAAGCACAGACATTTTAGGGCCTTTTAATTCACCTCTATCAATTAATTCATCAATGATTTGTCTTTGTCTTTGATTTAATTTAGATGGATCTAAAGATTTATCATCTAATCTTTTTTGAAGTTCTTCTTTTGTAATAGCCATTAGAAAGCCTCCAATAATTCTTGTGTACTTTGATCTTTATAAGGATTTATTATTTGGTTTTCTGAAACAGCTTCTGGACCCATAATACCATATTTTCTTCTATAGTTATCAATTGTTGATGAATCACCAAAGAATGAGAATTGGTAATCGTTTTCTAGTCGTGATATATCAGCAAGAATTGTTTCATTAACTGCTTCAAGTGATTTAATAACTTGTTTTTGACCTCTTAATAATGGGAAGATGTTAACTAGATCTTTAGCCATTTCAATGTCTTTTTGTGTTAATCTGTCTTTGTCTTTCAATGAGTTAGCTAACGCATATGTTAGGATTGTTTCATTGATTGCTAATCTTTCAAGGTTAGCTGCATCTGTTTCATCTCTAAACATACCCATTGATTTTAATGTATCTGCAAATAATTTATCTGTCTTACCAAAGTTTTTATCTAAGAAATTTCTAGCTTCTTCTTCTGACATTCCATCATTTACTAAATCTCTTACATAGTCATCTTTGAGTTCTTCAATTTTTCTTAAACCATCTTCTTTAGATCCAGCAAAACTTAAACCTAAGTCATCTAATGCATCTCCTAAACGAGTAGTAAATAAGTTGAATCGACCAGCAGGACCCGCAAACTTTTTATCTGCACCTTCTGCTTCTGTTAAAATATCAATTGTTTTTTTACCAAGGTTGTATGCTTTATATTTACCGGATAGATTTTTTAACGTTTCAGCTTGTTCTTTAGCTGCAAACTTAGCTTCTACAAATCTATCAAATGTTCCAACAGGTGCTGTTTGAAATAATTGTCTTCCATACTGATCCATTTGTCCTGGAACAGCTATTTGAATAGTTCCATCTTTAAGTTGTCTTGCAGACATATTTCTTACATTACCTTTATTGTCAGAGAATTGAATAATACCTGCAGTTGCATCAGGGAAATCAGGTGCTTCTAATATAGCATTTCTTGCTTCAATTTCTTCCTGTGCAAGTTCTAATGCATCAGACATAAATTCATTTTCTAATTCATTTTCTTTTAATTTAATTGCGGCATAATTATTTACAGCTGGGCCAAGTGCTTTACCAAATATTTCTAATGCTCCCCCAATACCTGCTTTAGCTGTTGTTCCAGACATTAGACCTGATGCAAGATTAGCTAAGAAAATCATTTTAGCTTGTGAAGATTGACCAGCCATTAATTCTTTTCTTATTTGTTTTGCTCTTTCAATAACACTATCAGTAACTTGTGTTCCATCAGCCGCTGTTATTTTACCTGGTTTATTTAAATCTGTTTTAGCTCCTGCTGTTACTACTGCAGCATTTGCTTGCTCGTTTGTTTTCTTTTTGTCCTCTTCTTGTTCTTTAGATACAACTTTAACTTGTTCTGGTTTTTTAGGTTCACTAGGCCCTGCAATATCCAACATTGAAGGTCCTTGGTTTTGAACAACTTTATCTATATCAACTAAGTTATTATCAACAGTTGCTTTGTTATCAGGTAATGTTAATTGATCGGTAATAGATTCAGTTTCAGGTCTTACCCCTCTAGCTCTTTTTCTTTCTTCTAAATCTTTTTTAGTTTTAACATCTGAAACAGATGGGAGTTTTTGTTTAGGTACAAATTTACCAAATAATTCTTCATCTGATAATACTCCTGCTTCACCTTCTAGTGCTCTCATTTCGTTCATTCTTTTAAATTCTTCATACTCTGCTGGAGACATCGCTTTAATTCTTTCTCTTTCTCTAACCCCTGCTCTTGTTAATGCAGCTAATCCTTCAATACCTGCTACACCTATAGCACCTGGTATAAATCCTGTTCCTGCTAAAGCAGCTGATATTGGTAATCTAGTTGCACCATAACCTGCAGCTAATGAAAGTGGTACAGTTACTTCAGGTCTGTCTCTTAAACCTAATGCATTTAAACCTTCTGACATAGCTGTATATCCTCCATAAAAGGGTAAACCTAAAGCTGCTGCGCCTTTACTTTTTAATGCACCTAATCCTCTTTGAAATATGTTTGGAGTTTTTGGTGTGTAAGGACCTTGTCCTGGTATTACAGCTGGAACTCTTCTAGGATTATAAGCTGTGCTACCACCAGTAGGTAAACCTACCATTTGACCAATTCTTGCTTTAATAGGTTTTAAATGACCTTTCTTTAATGCGGCTTGTCTGAATATAGGACGATTTAAAACTTTATTTATAGCCATTTAACCTCCTATTGTTGTGCACCTTGATATGCTGCGAATGCTCCTAGTCCTGTACCAATAGATTGTGCTAACGGACTTGTGCCTGGTGTTGTAGTCATTGTAATACCAGATTGTGATTTAGGTCCTGCAGCATATAAGTTCGCAAGGAACTCTGCTCTTTGATAAGGTTCGTATTGTTGTTGTAATTGAGTTTGTCTTGCAGCATCTAATGCTTGTTGTGCAAGTTGTTGTTGAATACCACCAGCACCCATCAACTGAGAAATATCAGCTTGTGCCATTTGTTGTTGTCCTAAACCAAGTTGTCCTAGTTGTTGTCCTGCTTGTAATCCAACTTGTTGTTGTCTTTGAGCTGCACCTAATGCAGTTCCAAAACCTTCAGCTTGAGCTCTACCCATAGCTTCTAAAGCTCTGTTAGCAATTTCAGCTTGAGCAACACCTTGTCTTCCACCACCAAATGCACCTGCTCCTACTGCTTGTGCACCTAATTGATTTTGCATCATTTGTGCTTGTCTTCCAATCTCACCAGTTACATATGATTGATATGGATTTAAATATTGTGCAATCTCTGTAGCACCTACTGGAGCAGCAGCTCCTAAAACTTGTCCAATACCTTGTTGTACTGTTGGGGCACCTACACCGGTCGTACCTGCTAAACCTAATCCTTGTTGTTGTAATGCAGATCCTAAACCTTGTCCTGCAACTTGAATAGCTGGTAAAGAAATAGGCTGTTGTGCGACTTGTCTCGCAATATCCATTAATTCTAATTTTCTTTCTTCAATACCTGGAGCTTCTCTTACAAAAGATGTTTGTGATGCAGGAGTTGCAGCTGGTGCCGATGATTTACCACCACCAAAAATATTACTTATAAAACTCATTACTTAATATCCTTTACTAATTGTACATGTTTTTTCTTCCAACCCCATTTTTTAGAAACCCTTTCCCAACCAGGTCTCGCCCAAATGCAAAGTCTTTTACATTGATTTGCTTTTGCAAATGCTGTTATTGTAGCAACAATTTTGTCTTCCCATAAGTCTCTTCTTTTACCAGTGCATATTACAATCTCTAATTGATCATAGTTAGGCATTGATGAAATTCTTGTAACACATGTACCAAAAACTTTATTTTCTTCTGATTCATCAGAACCAAACATAATAAATAGCTGCATTTTATCTGCAACTAATTCATCATAGATGTGTTTTGCGTCTGCATATTCACCTGAATATTTTAAAGCCTCAGCTACCATAAACTCAGATAGAGGCCAAAATTTTTGAACGTCTTTTGCAACAACTGCTACAACGTTTACTTGTGGTTTAGTTTGCTTTGCTGTTCTGCCCATTTGCTTTCTCTAATAAATCAAAGATTCTTTTAAATCTTTTTTGTTGTTCATAAAAGTATTGGGCACCTTTTTCTCTCATATCTTTCATGCTATTTGGATTCGCTCCAGCTATGATTCCAGCGCCTAATACACCGTCTGCTCTTGTTACAAACTCTCCGTCTGCTAATTGAGCTAACATCGTATCTTCGTCTTTATCTCCGTTTCCAGATCCATCCTCAACATAACCTGATGCTCTAACATAATTGTTTGCATCATATTCATCGTGAGAAACTTTTGATGGAAGATAGTTTATACCACCTTCATTAAATTTTCTAACTTCAGCTAAACCACCTTCTTTTAATCTTGTTTTAGTCATTGCATAAGGTCCTGAAACATAATCACCTCTGTTTCTTGGATCAGCTTCTGGTTTATAAATTTCTTCGTATTGTTTTTCTTCTCCTGTTGTAGGATCAATATATGAGTACGCAGGTCTTTCTTCTGCAAATCTAGCATAACCAACATTGTAAGTTGGTTGATACATATCTACTGGTCCTTGTTTGAACGCACCAGATAGATAACTTAAACCCGATACCCCTGCAAATAATTTCATTGGATCAATTTCAGATGGTGTATCTTTTTTATATAATAATTTTTGTAATAAACTTCTTTCGTCCGCAGCTCTTTTTAAATCTTCTATTGTTTCTGTAGCAACTCCAGGATCTACTTGACCTACCATTTGTGGTGTGGTTGTTCTCATTGATGCAGGTAACATTTGAGATATACCAGGGACTTGTGCAAAAGGAGTAAACTTACTTGCAGCGGTTTGAAAACCAGGTATACCTAATTGAGCTCCTCCACCTAATACAGATTTACCACCGTAATATCCACCGACAGCTCCAGTAATTCCACCAAGTATTCTTTCTAGTCCAGAAGCACCTGCTTGTTTATTGGCTTGATATCCTTTGTATCCCCCATAAGCAGCTAGTGCATAAGGTAAAAACGCTAATGGATTCATATAATTACAATTCTCCTTTAAAGATCTTTAATAGCAAATATTACCATTTTACTTAGGTAATATCAACTCGTCTGCAAATCGTCCTTGATATTGATGCTCTCCGATATGGGCTATTGGGTCATCAATAAAGGCATAACATTTACCACCTATTTCTCTCCATAACTTACAAAAAGAAAAATCCTCACCTAAATAAGTTTTAGTTTCTGGATCATGAATACAATCAAAAAAATTCCACATATGGGGTTTATCTACATACTCACCATTTATAACTGTTTTTTGCACTATTTGTTTGTCTGGGTAAGCTTCAATCATCTTATCAAATACTTGTCTTTTAATTAACATACAACCAGTTGGGCTGTGGGTTACCTCTATTACACCTCTTTCAACAGTAACATTATTTGGGTTTTCAATTTTCATTGGATAAGTATGTAACCATTTTCTTATATCATCTCCTTTTTTAATCTCACCTTTTTGCATTTTTCTAAAAGCTTTATCCCACATTAAAGTTTTTAAAGGATAGGGTATGGATATAACATCCTTATCTCTTTCAATCATTTTAAAAATAGATTCAGCATTAAATAAAATATCAGAGTCGATAAACAACATATGGCTCATACCAGATTCAATAAATCCAGACACACACAAGTTTCTACCTTGAGTTACTAATGAAGATTTCATTATTTGAAAAGCAACATCAACATTTCTTTTTATACATTCTTTTTGAAACTCTAATAGTCCTTGAGCATAATGAATAGAACACTGATCATGAACGGGTGTTGCAACAAATATAGAATAAGCTGCTCTGTTTTTAGATATTGTCTGTTGTCCGGTATCCGTTTTCCACATGGGTTTAATTTTTTTTATACCATCAACAATACGTGGCATTGGCTTAATATTAGTTTCTTTTAATGTTTGATAAGTGTCTTCGTTAATATAAGTTTTACTTTTGGTCACTAATAGCTCCTCTTAAAAAACTTTCCCATTCTTGACCTTTCTTTTCCCAACTGTAAAATCTTTTATAAAACCTTTGTTGGTTTTCTAAATGATTCTGTATGTAGTCTTCATGTAAATATTTAGCTGCTACTCTTATAGCTTCAGCAGTAGCCAAAGCCATTTGTTCATAATCTTCTGTGTAGTTAATGTATACAGGCCATTCAGAACAAGTTTCATATAATGCACCATAATTATTAGTAATTACATGTACTCCTGCTGCTAATGCTTCCATAGCAGATACACAAGAGGTTTCCTCAAATATGCTTGGATAAACATACAAATCATAGTCTGTCATATGTTCTAAAATATATTCATTCGGTTTGTATCCAATGTAATTTACGTTTGGTAATTGTTTAGCTTGTTCGTATAGTGGTTTAAATTGATCATCATTTTGTTTTTTAAATTCTTTTCCATATACCTGTGTAGATGAATAAACATCTAATGTGATGTTGGGATCAGTAATTTCCTGCATTGCTCTAAGTAAAACATTTAAACCTCTCCAAGGTGTATTATGGTGAAGTATTTTTATAGGTTGTCCTTTTTTATAAATTTTTCTTTTTGGAAATTTAGCTATACCGTTTTTAATGACCATAGATTTATCAGTTGGTATATCAAAGAAATATCTAAACTTTTCATAATTCCAATGTGAGTTGAATACATACCAATCATATTCTTTATGTCTTTCTTTATTACCAAAAAACTCTTGTAGATTTGGTTGGTCGTACGAATTCTTTTGCCAAAGAATGTTTACTTTGTTTGGATCTAACGGTACCTTACCCGGTACTGAAGTGCATATCTGGACTCTGGATAATAATTCTTTACCAACATATTTTTCTAACAGCTCATACTGTATTTCAGTGGCTCCTCTAGGCTTCATTATTCTTTTGTTTTAGCACCCATTGAAACTCTTGTCACTTTAATTTCTAAATCCTGTCTAAAGTCATCTTGAGTTGTATCTGTATTGGGATCTAAAACATCAGCTTGAAATTCATCCTTAGACGCATAAACTTTACCAGTTCTTTTATGTCTAATAATTTCTTTAGCTTCAGCAGGTATTTTTACTAAATCACTCATACTCTTCCTTGTCTGTTGTACTTCTTATAATCTCTTTTTTCATTTTTGGAAAGACTTTTTTTATGACGACCTGGACGTTTACGAGGTTTTGGACGTGGGACGAAATGCGTAAACTTTTGTTTAGCCATTTTGGTCTTCTCTAGAAATTTCTAATATTGAACATATTGCTTTAACACTTGTAGTATTACTTGTCTCCAATGTCAATGAATCGTTCTCTTCTAAAATAATTGGTCCTTTAGCTATATTACAAATGGTAGGCCCAGTAATAGATGCATATGCAATTAAATTAGAAGTATTAGAATTTGAATTGTCGTTTATTTTAGCTTTTACTACTTTACTTCCAGCCTCATTAGTAACTTGTATATTTTGAACAATACCTCTACCGTTGGCCGGTGCTGTGTATACGGTAACAGCATTTGTAGTAGTTCCTGCAAAAAATGCGTTTTTATATACGTTTGCCATTAATATCCATCCTGTACTAATAATAAATCAAATGAAGCAGAAGAAGAAGAGGTAGAACTTGCCTTTCCAGAAACATAAATATCTGACTTTTGAGGTATTACATTGATTGCATTAAAGATAACAGTTGTCTGTCCACCTCTAACATTTAAAAATTGTTTTGTTTGAAACGCTGCATTAGCAACACTATTATCTCGTTGTATAAATTTAAAATCCATTTCTTGATCTTTACCAGATGATATATTCATTGATAATAAATAACCAGTATAACCTGCAGGTATGGTATATAATGCCATAAGTGTTTGACCATTTCCTTCTGTTATAGTTGCAGCAACATCAGATCCACCTGTATAAGTAACTGTAATTGTACCTTCATTATTTCCAGATGAACCTGCTGTTTCAACAGACATTCTAAATACTCTTAAAAAAGTTTGTGTAGTTGTAACTGTAGTTGTTCCATCCATATCAACAGTTTCTTCAGCCAAATTATAAGAACCATCTAAACCTTGTATTCTTAAAGTTCTAGCACCTGTTCCCGCTACATCGTCATTAGTATCATCACTAACAACATCAACAGTAACAGCTGTAGATTGCCAAGGATAGTCGTCTCCTGTTTCCCAAATAGTTTCAAAAGCAAGTGAGCCAATAGAACCATTATATCCAAACTTATTAACCATAGAATAACCAGGAACTTTACCTTGCTGTACGGCTAAATAAAATGGAATATCATCAACTGTACTTCCACCTGTTATTGGATTAACATTATTACAACTCATTAGCAACCGTACCTTGTATTAAACCAAGTAAATCGTTCTACTTCTTGTTTTAAATCTTCTTGAAAAGCAAAGTTTAATTGGTTTTTTAATGTATCTAAAGATGCAGTAATTTGTCTTTGGTTAGTAACATCATATTGTTCTTTTGGTTCTGGGATATAAACTGTAACTTTAGCCATGTAAAGCAGCTCCTCTTTCGGCAGAAGATCCGTAACCACCTTCTCCTTTAAAACCTCCGCCTCCAGCTTTATCTCCTCCACCGTATTTACCGGTGTCTATATCTTTTTGAAGTTGTTTTATTTCTCCTCTTCTTGCAGCTGCTTCTCTTGCTTTTTGATCTCTTTTAGCTTGCAAGTATCCTGCTATGCTTGTTGATCTTCCAAATAAACTTGATTGTATTCCTGTATTAAGTGCAGCTATACCAGAAAAAGGATTATATTGACTAGGTAAAAAAGAAGTTAAAGCTAAAGGTCCTGTTATTGCAGTTCCTAAAATATTTCCAGTTATAGCAGGTAATCCTGCTTTTTTAACTCCATAATCAATAGCTTTATTGATTGCAATGTTTTTAGCCATTTGCCCTATATTAGGTATCCCTACAGGTCCTGTAGTTCCTACACCTGTAATATCAAATTGATCTTGAATACCCATTGGAGCTATACCTAAAGATTCATTTGCTGTAGGTGCTTGTAATGCAGCTATGCCTTCGTCTAATGATGAAAATGACGGTTGGTATCCTTCAAAACCAGGTTTAGCTTGAATAGCTCTTTGTTGTTCTAATATTCTTTGTGTAATTGGATCCATTATCTTCTTCCGTCTGGTTGTGTATCTACTCTAAACAAACCTAATCTCCAGTTTTCATCAGTTGAATCATTTTCAATTTTAAGTGCAGCAAGTCTTGCTCGTGCACGTGTATCTACTTTATCAGTTGATGAAGTAATTGTAAACGGTCCAAGAGGAGATGAACTTGCAGTATCATTAGGATAATCTCTTAAATCTAAAGTTATTTTAGCATTACCATTCAATACTTTAAAATCTGGAATAAATCTTCTAATTTTCATAAAAAATTCTCCGTCCCCTTCAACATCTAAATCGAAATCTCCAGATTCAATAAAAGCTGCTATGGCTGTTTTATTACCATTAGCATCTACTTCATTGACACCTGTTTCATGTTCGTAGTAAAGCGATCTTCCTTGGCTTGAGGTTATACCATTAACTACAGGAAAAGATGGGGCTACGTTTTGTTCAAATTTTGTAGCATAAGGTTTATCAAATACAGACTTATCTGTGTAAGACGTTCTTGCTAAAGTACCCGTTGTCCATGTTCCTTCTTGATAATTATACACAACCATTCTATTTGCAAATTGATTAGATGCATCTGGATAAAACCAAATGATTTCATTAAATAAACTATTGTGTGCTGCATACACTTGTTGACCAGCGTTAAAGTTTAAACCTGGATTATTTCCCGTTGTTTTAAATACAAAGTCTTCTACAAGGCATGGCATCTTTTTAACGGAACCATCGTAGACAAAAAATCCTCCTTCATCAGACATCCAATAAACAGTTGTATCTACAAACACCATTGCGTTTTGTCCTAACACTCCACAGTTAGAACCTATTTGTCTAATAGAGAATGTAAATGGTGGACCAACAAACTGCATAATATAAGCAGAGGTATCTGTTCCAATAAAAGTATAGTCTTTACCTTTTGCAGCACCTCTAATATCTGAACCAGAGTCAATTCTAAAAGTACCTGCAGTGTTCACTGAAGTTGGTTGATAGTCTTCAATATCTTCTTGATCAGAAAATCGTATAAACATTTTATCTTGTGTTGCTTTATTACCGATAGTTGTTTCAGTTCCTAAATGAATTAAATGTCTATCTCTATCGGACACAATTGTCATTACAGATTTAGTTGGATTGTTAGGAACACTAACTGCTCTTGTACTTAATGCTGCGCCATCTATAGTGATAGGATTCCATTTAAAAGTTCTACCATTATGAATAGTTGCAATAAGTATTTGACCAAAGTTATCTAATGACCAGAAACCAGGATCAATATTAGTATCAGAACTTAGTCTTGCAGTTCCCCAAGTTGATTGTCCCCATCGACCTGCACCCCAACCAAAACCTAAAGTCTGGTTAAGTCCACCAATATCAACATAAGGTAAAGGATCTAGTGTACCATCATTAGTTGCACCCGTTCCTGTTTCAGCTGTAGGCATTTCAATTGTAAATGTTGTAGCTGTTGGAATTGTTTTTACTTCAAATAATACATCATCAAAATCTGTAGCTGTGTAATCTGTTTGACCTCCGGTAAATGAACCTGCATTTTCAAATGTCAGTATATCTCCTATTTCTAAATTATGAGAAGAAGTTGTTGTAATTGTAACTGTCGTGGATCCGTTAGTCGTGGTTATGTCTGCGCCAGTCTGTTGTCGGTCTGGATCAATTGGTGTTATATCATATAAGTCACCAGAATAATAAATATATAAACATCTATTGGTTCCAATTGCTGCATATTTACGACCATCTAAATCGTTAAAAACATGTTGTGCTCTTGCAACA